GTCTGAGCGCGTGGGAATTTAGCCTCCACTTCTTCCCGTGTCATATTGCCATCGTTAATTAGAATCTGCGCTAGCTCGTCATAACTCGCCTCGCCAAGATCTAACCCCGCCGCACGAGCAGCATCGACGCCTTCAGGAATACCGGCTTGGGACATTGCTCCTGCCGATTGTCCCAAAACTGCACCCGTAGCTTGCTCCATAGGGCCGCGACCTACCATGGCGTTATTCAAAAGGCGCGTTTGCATACTTACAGAAGTAGACCCGCCGTTAGCATATGCGCTAGTTAAGCCCTGATTAAAGACTCTAAGCATGTCGGCTTCTGAGATAGTCGCTATCGGAGCTGCATCATCTGTACTGCCGCCCACTGCCAACGGACCCTCAGTGTCTGCGTTCTTGACGGTTACTGCATAACCGACAGTACCGTCTTCTTGGGGTATTGCTTGAATGCCTGTAATGTCGTCATAGCCCTTAACACTTGGGTCTAACAAAGTTTTAAACGCTCCTGACTGAGTCAGTAGCCGCCGAGTCAAGTCTGGATTATTTTTAAGAGCTGATTGCATGGACTCAGCACCAACCTTCATACCGCCATTGGCATTAGGTTCTAAGTCATCAAACCCCGAGGCAACGGTGTTAAAATACTGTGCGCCAAACCTAGCAAGGTCAGTGGCATCGGCCTCTTCTTGCGCACGCTCATCTGCATTCCGCATGAGTCGAAGCGACTCATCCCGATCCGCTAGCGTCTGATCACGGTAATCTTTCAAATCCCGCGCATTGCGGCGATTGGAAACATAACCTAATAGTGGGCCTAAACTGCCTAGTGCCGACTGTGCCATTACTTATCCCCTAGAATGCCATGGCAAAAATTGCCATTGCACCCAATGAACCGATGGTGGAATACGTGTTCGCTTTGCTCGCCGCCTTCGCTTGTGAATAGGCTTGCTTTCGCGCTGACGCATCCTGGGCCGCATTGCCCAGTTGTTGCTGACTCGACCGATTGACGCCCTGACCAATGTTAATCAGGTCGGACATGAGAGCTGTATTAGCTTCGTCCTGCGCAATACGCGCATCGGCAATTGATTTAACTGAACCGAGCACATTGCCGCGCTCTAGGTTTCGATCCATAGCCTGCTGCTGTGCGGGAGTCATGCGACCGCCGTACCGTGATGCGTTTCTAGAAGCTATGCCAGCGGTAAGAGCCGAAGCATTAGTAGAGTCAGTCCGCGCTTGATCGATCAGACTTGTGTCATTTGAAGCCCTGTCAAGGAGCTCCATTTCAAAGTCACGGTAATTAGCTACGTAATCGTTGAACTCGCCACGCGTTATATCCGCATAAGCCTTCTCAGGATCACTCACCTGAGGCAAGGTTGCCGCATAATTGGCTGAACCGCCTTGACCGCCTTGACCGCCTTGACCACGATAGTTACCGTTAGCGATCTGATCTAGCTGCTCCGCTGAAAGGTCGAATCTCATATATTCACCCGTTTAAAAAGTAGTCCCAGCGATCACCCAACGAACTTATAGATTGGGGTGGTCCCTGTTGGCCTCTAGGTAACTGACGGTTCGGTGTGAAAAATGATCCACCGGTGTCCTTGTTGTCCAGCCCTTGCATAACCATCGAACTGCCAAGCTGCACTGCGGCATTTTGTCTCGCCATTGCAACCTGCTGTTTGTTCTTGGCACGGTTTAACGCTTCACTGGTTTCTAGCCGCGACAATTTCGACATACCTGTGGTGGCATCCGCAGCCTGCTTGTTAGCTATGCCTATAACATTGGACCCCATCGTGTTCTGGATCTTTCTGCCGGTCTCACTGGCCATACCGAGCTGACCTTGGTAAGCCTTGCTAAGGTCGGATGAGTAATCTAGGGCTTGTGCATTTCTATAGGATGCAGGTGTGAGTGCCTGCATAGTGTCGGCATTAGCGCGAGCTCTCAGAATCTGGCTGGGGTCACCATCTCGGGCTTTGTCACGCATCTCTTGCAGCTTGGGGTCGTAGTTCTGTTTAAAGAACTTATACCGCTCCAGAGCTACAGAGGCCGAAGCTTTTTCAGCGTCGGTGGCTTTGTAATCTGATTGTTTTGGGCTACTCATGAACCGGCTTCCTATAAATTAAGTCGTCTAAAACCCATCCTCGACGTGCGAGAGCGTTTCCCCACCGTTCAGACTTTGTTCTGGCTTCGATCCAACTATGGCCCGTAGCCTCGGCAACCTGTCTAATCCCCTCCATATGTCTGAACAGGGCTGGAGCCTTTCGGGGTTGGCTCCAATAAATCCACATCAACAACGTCTTATCACCGGTATACCGGTCAACTTCAGACGTTGTTACCGCAAAACCACCTTCGGCAATAAACAACATCGCCCGTTCCGCTTTAACTTCTGCATATACATCCTCTGGGATGTAAGAGAGAGTTGGGTTGTCCGCCAAAATCTCTTCTATTGCAGGTCTAATCCACCACCACTCTTCTCGAATATCGCCGAGCCTAAGAGTATCGTCGCCTTGTTGGGCTGGTATGGTAGCCGCCATATTTCACGCTCCGTGCTATGGGTGTATTACTAGCTCTCGCTTTGTCTTCTGCTTCCTTGACACCTTCGGCATAAAGAGCCGCATACATTTGCGCGGCTTGATAATCAGTCCAAACTTTTGCAGGCGTCCTCAACAACCGGAATAAGGCACCATTCACAATGGCATCCTTATGATTGTTGATAATTTCATCGTCTAGTAATAAAGCATCCGCCGTAGGTTTCAGCACAGCTCTCAAAAGCACAGACTCTACCTTCGTAGTAGCTGGCATCGGAGCGAGATAAAAAAGGGTTTGGCTCTGCTGGACAAAATACTTAGGTATCCCCGCGTTGGCTTTGTCGCGCCAATCAGGAAGTCGTTGTTCTAATAATCCTGTGCTCACCGGTTCTAGTTTTTCACCGTCATTAATAAGCCACAGTATTTTATGGACAACCGCATTCTTTGGGGGCTCTAAGTCATACTCGTAAATCTTTGCAACCGTTGTCACGGGGTCCAACTCTTGCTGATAGACTTCTGATTTTGTGCAGAAGTCTATAGCTGAAGAGCGAATCGCTGCGATTGCTACGGGGTCGGAGCAACCATATACGCTGGGTAACACATCAGGTAATAACGACTCAAAAGTAGCCATGTTCGTTACGCCGCTGCAGTATTAGCGTTAGGGCTGGTAACCAAATCTAATTGCGATTTGCCCGTCACCGCAGCCATGAAGAGCTGGTAGTGGTTTCCTGCACGCTGGCTGTTACCGGTGTACTCAGCGTCCTTCATGTAGCAGGAATACAGCACGTAGTTGTATACGGAGTTCGCGTAGATATCAGGGACTGTCAGGTTATCGGCCTGCGCTACCGTACTAGGGTTTCCCGAATAGATAATTTCGACATAAGCATCCCCAGCGACTCCAGGATAAACGTAAAAGTTACGAGGGTTAGAATCGTCATAAACGTAATGCTTAACCACAGCACTGTGAGCAGCATCGCCGCTACTCGCAGGGTCGTGCCACGTAGGCGTTTGAGCATCTAGCACCTCCCGTTCTACAAGCCTGATGGAGCGAGAACCGGTGCCACCCGAAGCAGCAGACATGTTTCTGACGACGCCAAGTAGCCGGTTTCCATTAGAAGGTATTGATTGTTTAGTGCCAGCTACTAACGTGATTGTTTCATTCTGCGCAGAGGCGTCGGGTTTAAACAACGCAATTTCACGTTGCGCGTCGTTCACCCAAAGGACTAGCTCATTTGCAACCGGCCACCTAACCCCCGTGGTGTCTTGCAGAGTTACTTGAACCCTATCAATTACTGATTGAACGCTGACACTCATACTGGGCTACCTCTAGTTTATTAGCCATTAAATACTCGATCCCAAGCGGCCTCTCGTACTTCAGTCGGAATCGTTTTCCCACAAATACGGTGAATGGACGCGGCTTTAGGCTCACCATTAGCTTTAAAATCCTCTGGTGCTCCGCTCTCAACGAGCTGCTCAACTGCCGATATGACCTCATCAAGAGGGTCAATTTCTTCGGTCTCAACTGAAGCAAGCACAGCGGTCGGAGCGGCTCCAACAACCTCTGCACCCATACTCAGTGCTATAGCACCAATACTTTCTGAAACTTCTCTTTCTACGCCAGCCTGAAAGACGACAATGCCGCCGTCTAATGTGGCTACTCTCAAATCCTGTGGAGCTTTAATTCTCATAAGTCTTCCTAAAAAGAACCCCCTACCCTCTGATTGATTGAGCAAACAGCGAGTAGGGGGAAGGGGAGAGTCATCTACCGCTTACTGCGCGGTATCCAGACAAATCACGCCGAAGTCTTCAACAGTACCGTTGTAGTCGCTGTTGAACTTAGGCTTCTTGAGTCCGAAGATCTTCCCGATGGAGATACCAGCTTGGTTGCCATAGTCGAATGTATCTTCGACAATCTCAGGCAAGCCGATGTCAGCCATTGCAAGTGATTGAGCACCACAGAACAGAGCGCGAGCTCCATTTACGTCTGCGTCTGCACCCCACTTGTATCCAGCAGCTCCAGCGTTGCTAGAGGTACCGGCAGTTGCACCAGCCGTATTGAATACGTGACGGAATTCGTGACACATCACGCCGTCAACCATCAAGCTGCTGCTACCAGCAAACAATGAGTTTGCAGTACCGCGAACGCCAGCATTGCGAACGTTAGCCAAGAAGTCAGAATCGAGCTTCAGGTTAGCCATTTGCTGTGGAGTTACGAACAGGTGGAAAGTTTCTTCGTTACCAGCGCCTCGAAGACCACGGATGTAGTTATCTTTAGCGTAGGCTTTCAGCTCAACGATTTGCTTGTATCCAAGCTTATCTGAAGCTGTTACAGCAGTTGTATCGCCAGTAGCAATATCACCGCCGCTAATGCGCAGGTGACGGGCTGCAGTAGGTGCAGAAACGTCTGACGCATATTCAAGGTCAACTAGCTCAAGACCTGAAGTGGAGCTAGTAGTTCGCACCGCACCGTTAGTCTTGTTAGTGTACGCGATTCCAGACAGCGTCAAGAACGCCAACTGGTCCATACGATCTGCCATGGCATATGCCAGTGCGTCACGAGAGGTCTCGCGGAAGTTTACTACCGACTTTTGGTCAGCCATGCGGCCAGCAATTCGGTTAGCGAAACGTAGTTGATCAAGTTCAATCGTGATGTCATACGCACGCAAGGCTTCTTCGTTGCCTTCTAGTGTGTAGTCACCAGTGACACCGTCTCCGGTCATGTCTGCAAGCAGAGTAATGACGGCACGGGTGCCTTTCTCAGAACGAGTAAGTTCAGTGATTCGCTGAACCATTGCATTTGAACCAGTTCCTGCGAACTGATTAATGAAGCTCATGTTACGAGCTTGACGCCAGAAATCCCGACTCCACGCGGTTAGTTGCTCAGAAGTCAGGCTGGCAAAGTTTGTTAAAGCCATGACGGCCTCCAAATTTGCTGGTTAAAGTAAAAGCCCTGTTGTCCTTTGCGTGCAGACTAACGAGTGCGCAAATTTACGAGTGCGTCTCGGCTTATTTAACGTCTGTGCAGACGATTACGGTTTTAACGTGTACGGCACGATCAGATTACTTGCTGATACAAGAATGGTCTCATGATATTAGCTGTACTAAAGGTATAAGTCAAACTGCTAATAGCTAGTCCTCGACTTCCTCTTCTGGTTCATCTTCGGCTATTTCAAAGTCGAACGCATTAGTGGCTACGCCTCCAAGCGAAGGTGTTTCCATCTCTATCAAGGTCATCTGGGGTTTAGCTTGTTTCTTCCATATGGCGTCAGCCATGGCCAAAACGTCTTTCGCTGGATAAGAACCCTGCGTGTAAGCAAGGATATTTATAACCACATCGCCGTAAGACCACTGATACATACCGCCTCCGTCATTTTTTCTTAGACTTCCGTTTCTTTGCGGTTTTCGCGGATTTCTTAAAGTCCTTCGCGCTGGGAGCGCCCTTGGCTCCAGCTTTCCGCATGGTCTCGCCAGAGCCGTTTTTGATACGCCGCCTTTTGGCGGCGATGTTGGCATATAAACCCTTACCGGCCATACCTAGTACCTCTTCTTAGGTTTCTTTTTCTTTTTTGCTGCTGCAGCAGCGGCCTTCTTACCCGCTTTGGTATAGGGGAACTTCTTTCCAGCTACTTTAGGCATGGCTAGCCTCCTTTAACGCAGTTTTTAGACCAGATTGCATCTGAGAAGCTGTACCCATCTTGGAATGGCTCATAAACCGCGCACCATTCTGCGCCTCCTGGCGTCAGTCCATCCGAGGGGTCAACCGTCTCGACATAATCACGTTTGCGATTGGGGTATCGCGGGGAAAAGAGTATCTGCCCGTTATCCAGATACTCCTGCTTGGTAAACATATCGTTGTATGAGACGAAAACCTCTTCGCCATTTAGAAGCGTATAGGTAGTGCCGTCGTCATAGTAAATCGTGGTGGATGCTGAACAGATTGCTGAAAAAAATGCTGCTAATACTAAAACCGCTTTCATAGTGACTCCTTACCATTTAGTTTTGTTAGCCCAGTAGGCCGCTGACATTTTTCCTTTGGAAATGTTCTTACCGTGGCGAGCCTTGAAGCTGGCTCGCTTTTTCTTCATGGCTTCACTTTCGCCCGACTTTGGCTTGCCAGCAGTCTTCGCGCCCTGCTCACCAAACCGGATGGTCTTTACCTTGTCGCCTTCTTTAGCTACGACAACGTGAGACTTCTTCGGGTGGCTAGGAGTGCGCTTTGGTTTGTTGTAACCACTGACACCTGCTCTAGCTAATCGTGGGTCTTTCTTATCCGCCATGTGTCACCTCAAAAAATATCGCCGCGAAGCCGTTTCAAAGTTGCCTCTGGCAAAGCGTTAAACTCTTCCTCCGACAACGTACTAATATCCACAGCCTTCTCGCCGTGACTACTAGAGCTCTCTCCAGGAAGTTCTGGGGGTTGTTTCGATGCTGCATCAAGCTTCTTAGCTACTTCCGCTCGCTTCTTTGAAACCTCATCTACATTCTTCTTAGCAGGTGCAGCTTTACCTGCTAGACCTGTTGAGGTCTCCTCTTCTGGCGCAGGAGCAGATAAGTCGTGGTTTCTGATAACGAAATCAGAAGCTTTAGCCAAGGCATCAACCGGTCGCTCACCTTTGATGATGAACGCGTCTCGAAGGTCAATAACTTCTTGCGTCAACGCCTCGTTATAATCAGAAGAGTCCTCGTTAAACTGCGGGAAGTCCGACTGCAATTGGTCTGCCGCAAGCTGGAGCGCAGTCTCTTCATTCTTACGTGTGATCGTGGTCTCGACCTCTTGCGCTAGTTCCGCACTCAAGGTTTCACGCGTCTTCTGATTGATCTCGGTGCGCAAAGCCGTCGCCTTTTCAGCCTCACCATCGAGGATAAGCTCTTGGTACTGCTTCTCTTTACCCTCGAAGTCATAAGCTGGGGCCGCTGGGGCAGCAGGCTTCTGAGCCTCTTTCAATGCCTCCATCTCACGACGTAGCTCATTGCGCTCCGCTATTACTTCGTCCATACGGGACTTAGGAACGGTCTGCCCTTTTGCTTTTGGCTTCGGCTCTGGCACTGGCTCTTCTTCGAGTTCAGCAACCTCTTCTTCAGGCTGCTCTGCAACCTCCTCAACCTCTTCCTCAGCCTCTTCAACTTCAGCCGTGGTTTCCTCTACTTCTTCCTCAACTTCTTCTGGAGCCTCCGCTACTGGCTCATCATCGGCTTCGTCTAAACCGAAGTTCAGATTAAAACCTTCATCCCTTTCTTCGAGAGCGTCCGCTCCTGGCATCCGTTCAAGTTCCAATTTATCTTCCATATCATCAGCCATAATTTATCCTTTGGGGTTTCGCATCTTGTTGGTTTGTTGCATTGCCGTTGTAGCAATTCGGGTGGCCGCTGAGGTCTCTTGGTTAGACACGCGGGTGTTATTAGTCAGGTCAGCAAGCTCCCTGCGTAGATCGAGCTCCATCTGCTTCTGCTTCATCTCAGACTGAAGCTCCATAAGCTTGAGCTGTGGTCCAATCTCAGACATGTCTTGGGTCTTAGCCATATTCACCGCAGCCTCTGATTGCAACTTCTGAACCTCTGCACCAATCTTCTCGATGCCGAGCTGCAGTTCCTGCATAGCCATCTGCTGCTGCATGGCAGCGAACTCTTGCTGCTCTGGAGACTGCTCAACACCAGTGATCATGCGGATACGCTTGGCGAGTTCGGCCTTCTTAGCGAGGTGCGAGTACTCGATGATTGCGTCATCAGGTATCGCTACACCTGCACTACGTAAGCTGATGGCCTCGGCAAACTGCATCTCATCGAAGCTGTCACGGGCAGGTGCTGTAGCAATGATTACGTCGTACTCACCTATGGTGAGGTCATTCACAATGCGTCCCTCTGCCGTCATCTGGTTAACAACCATCGGCTCACGGGGCTTCATTGGGTCTTCTTCGTTGGTAATCTGAATGATGCGTTCTTCAGTGTAGAAACGCTGGATGATGTTCAACGTCTTCTCCGCCAAGTACTGACGGGTCTTGTTTAAGTTATCCAATGGCACCTGAATCATGATGGTGCCGCGATTCTGTTTCGCTTGGATCGCTATGCCAGAAACCTCAGCCGAGTCTGTGCCCAACATCGAGTCGTTAATACCCGAGATGGTCTTAACATTCTGCGCTGCCTTCTGGGCAATGCGGTCCAGCCCTGTAGGGATCTGGTTAGGGTTTATCTTCAGTGGGGGCGAAGTACCGCGAGCATATTCAAGTACGAGGCCCGTCTGTGCACCATGCTCTTCCAAGTCATCGGGTGTCATACCGACTAACGACCCACTCTCAACCATCCAACCGCTGTTCGCAGTAGTGTTAACAATATGCAGCTCTTGGCTGGCGATCTTGTTTAGCTGCTCTTGCGGGGATAGCAGGTTACGCACCATGCCAAACGGTGTGCCACGTCTGAAGTATGCAAAGTAAGGAACCACGGTGAAGTCGTCATAAGGCGACCAATCATCGTGCAATACCACCTTGTCACAGCTCACGGTCCAACGGACACGCTTGACCATCTTGGAAATGATAGACAGGCCGTGCTGCTTCCCAAAAGCCTTCGCCTTACGGTCTGACCAGTTCTCTGGCACAGGCCGCTGATCACCGGTTGAAGGGTCAACGTAATAATCAGCCCTTGTCAGCTTACGGTGCTGCCGCTCAATGACACGCAACGACTTAACATTGCGATACTCATCCTCGCCAGGAATCTGTGCGCCAAGAAAATCCTCGGTGGAATCGATGTCGCCGTAACGATCTTCTTCGTACTCAATAGAGTCACGACCAAAGCTGTTACCGTTCTCCGCAATAAAGGTCAGGCGCTCTGCCTTGTCCTTACCGTACATCTCCTCGATGTCATCAAGGGTCATCCATTTAGTCTCAAAGATCTCGTTCCAAGTCTTCGAGTCGTACTCTTTTGCATCAGGGTCAATCAGAATATCGAGCGGGTCTTTAGCAGTAATGCGTACCTCACCCTCTACACTGTCCGAGAAGTCCATCCGCACATCAAAGTAACCACGGCCATCGAGGATCAAGCCGTCAGCGAATACCTGCTGCTCAACCCAATCCATCTTGTTGTTGTCGGCAACCTGCATGAACACCTTAGTTAGCGTGTCTGCAAGCTCCTCATCGCCCCCTTTGCGGGGCTTAAACTTCACATCTGCCCTGCGTGAGCTCTGCTCACCCAATACGGTGTTGACCGTTGGCAGGATAGTATTAATAGTTAACGCAGGACGGCCCTCCTGATCGAGCGCAGCAATGTCCTCCATCGCCCACTGGTCACCTCGGTAAAATGCATCGCACTTCTTGGCCAGTTCTATATAGTCTAGATGCCCATTGTCACGGGCTCGAACGTATCGATCCCATTGCGTCGAAGCGATGGCATGCTCCTTCTCCGACGCTATCTTGTTAGATTTCTTCATCACTAAGCACTCATCGCCGATTTATGTTTTGAGTCACCCCCGCCGAAGTGGGACAGTCTGTCCCGCCACGAGGGCTCGTGAATAACCGGTGCTTGGTATGTAGAAAACTCCGCCATCATGAGACCTAGCCACGCCAAAGCATCGACTTGGTCATCATGTGTACCGTTGGGGAATCTCAGTAGCTCCGCCACCAAAGGTGCCGTAAAGACAGCATCTTGGGGAAAGAACACCATGCCCTGCTGCATACGACCTTGTATGGCACGAGCTCTGGCTTCTTTGTCGCGTCGTCCGGTCTTGAGGTCTTTAATGTACATTTCGTACAACCCTCTCTCCCGAACTCGTTTTTCTAGGAAGGGGCCGAGAGCCATCTCGATGTGTCCCTTCTCAATACCCACCATGGTCGGCTTCCACTGAACGTATAAATCTAAAATGCGCTCAACAATCTCGAAGCCGTCAAACCGTCCTCTAACAACGTCCATAACGAATAACTGATCTTGCTCATCAACCCCGATCACCATGCCAACGGAATAATCGTTACGATCATTCTTGCCAATGGCCAAGTCCCAAGCCGCATAGAATTTCATGCGGTCTTCATCGATGTCTTCAGGCTGGTAGTACTTGATCATTTGGCGGGTAAAGTAGTCACCCTCATCCGCCACAGGATTCTGCTGATATAGAGCTGACCAATCACGAGGGCCAACGGCCTTGCGAATACGCTCTAAGGAGGGAAAGTCATACCGCTCTTTATGTAGCGGCTCACCGACGCTGCGGAACTCTTCGTCCTCTTCAGCTATCGCTGGGTAACGAACAACTTCCCATTCGTCACCGCCATCTGTTCCCATTCGTAACAAACGACCGGCTAGATCATCGTCGTGCCAACGGGTGAGGATAACCAAGACCCCACCACCAGGAGCAAGGCGGGTATAGGCAGTAGAAGTATACCAATCCCAGTTAGCCTCGCGGTTGTTCTGAGACTCAGCGTCTTCTCTATTTTTGACAGGATCGTCGATAACAAGAATATGCGCTCCTTTTCCCGTGATACCGCCTCCAACACCAGCAGCAACAAAACCGCCACCGCCGGTCGTCAACCATGCTTCCGCACTCTGCGATTCAGGATCTAGCCGCGTCTTAAAAGCACTCTTATAAGAAGGCTCACGCAATAAATTACGTACCTTCCGCGAGAAACCCATGGCTAGAGAGCCAGAGTATGAGCAGCTAATAAACTCGTGATCAGGGTTACGTCCCAAGTGCCAAGCTGGAAAAGATACAGAGGCAAGTGTTGATTTCCCGTGCCGAGGTGGCATGAACAGCATTAGCCGTGGCGACTTCTTATCCACCACGTCCTGTGAAAACTTTTCAAGGCGCTTACAGATGTCCTTATGTACCCATCCCGCCTGATAATCAGGGTTAAACCGCTCTACGAATGGCAGCATGCGCTTACGCGTGAGTATCCGCATCGCGAGCTCTTCTCTGGCGAGCTCTTCTGGGGTCTTAGGCTGATCTGGCGTGACTTCTTGGGTATTCGGTGTGGGTAGGCGCTCTTGGTCGTCGGCTTGGCAGTAGACACACAGCTCATCGAGCCCCATCAGGGTGACGGGGACTAATTTCTTGCAACGCTCACATGTAGTCTTAGGCGCTTCATCCGTCATGAGTAGCTGGCTCTAGGTAAGTACCCTCTTTACCCGCAATTTTTAATAATTCGTCGTCGCTAAGGCGCTCTAACTGCTTCGCCCCGTTAATCTGCACATTTACCTGCGTGGATTGCTGCGCTTCTTTAGCTAAACCGTGCAATCTCACTAGGCTATCGACGGTGTTCTTCATTTCTGTGGCGTTTGCCGAGGAAACATAGGCGTTCATGTACATTGAATGGGCTTCATTCATGCCGAACTTGACCTGCTCACGCATTTCATCGCGGAAATAGGCGATGGCCTTCACTACGTTCTCGGTTTTTGCGGTTGACCAAGCGACTTGTGGGGAGGAATACCCAGCAGCGCGGCCAGCGGCGGCGATAGACATCCCGCTGCAAATAAATTGCACCAGCTTCTCCTGCTGAACAGTCAGCTCACCGGCCTTCAGCCCCATATATGGCATATGAGACTCGAATTCCGACCGAGACATTTCCTCAGTGGATGGTTTGGTTGCCGTCATCGAAGAAATACCGATCACCTCGCAATATATTCGACTTCGCTGACTCATCTAGCCGTACAAAAACAGGAGGAGATACGAACTCAATGCTGTCGATGTCCGCTAAAAAGCCGTTTATTTCATTTTTTTCGTAGCCTGCGTTTTCAAGTAGTGCGATTGCTGCGTCATAATCGTAGACAAGCGTAGGTGCCTTGCCCTGCACACTGACTTGGTAGCCCAAAAGCGCCTCTTCCAGACCCTCTAGGCATAACACTTCTAGGCTATCCTTCATTAGTGAATAATAGCTGTACTAATGTTTCTTTGCAAATGAATGCGAAGCGATATTCTCGATCCACCAGAAGAACATTGGCTCACTTAGGGTGTGCTTCATAAAATTAACGCGGTGGCAAACGAGGTGGACGTTATCGCTGCGGTAACCTACTTCTGGGTTTTTGCGGTCTAGGGATGCATTGAGGTCTTTGTGGCCGGTGCCGTCGCGGAAAGTTGTCATCAATACGCCCGAGTACGCGCAGCGCATCTCCTGCGCTTCAAAAAGCTGCACTAAATCGTCGGGTGTGAGCACCCACTCAAGACCCTCGGGGTTTCGTTTCCCCGACGTGTGCAGGTGCTTTTGAGAAGAACAAATCTTACTAAAGTAACTGCGGGGCTCGTTAACATACAAACGCTGCACTGCAACACATTCTTTGCATTTGCGCATTCTGTTACTTGTGGACCTGCCCCCGTTTTTCTTTAGCTCAAAATCTTCTTCGGTCTTGCTTTGTTTGCAAGTGTTACATACGAAGGCTTTAGGCATGGGCAACAGCTTAACTAATATTTACTAATAAGTCGATTGAATGATTTCGCAGAAATTTTTTAAAAAATTATAAATAACATTCGCTTACGCACTATCTC